GTCCTGGAGCCCCCCTAGGGTTTGGGGTTCGGTGGCAGTCTCTCCGAAATCGGAGGCTCTTAACCAAAACCACCCACACAACAAACACAATACGAGAATGGAACAGATAGAAAATGAGCGACAGGCAGAGGTTGACAGGCTGACGGTTAGGTTATTCTCAATCACTCAGGAATTGCGTATTGCGGGTGTCATTGATGTCTCGGAACAGAGAAAGATCAATAGGCGTGTGGATGATCTTGCGCAAGAGCTGAAACATCAGGAGTTGGGTGAACTTTTGGGTTCACTCGCACTCAAACAACGGGAGTCTTCATTGTTGTTCGCTTCAGACAACATGTTGAACCTCATTCAGTACATCATCTCAGGTGGAAGGCCCCTGACCATGGGCGCGCTACAGGGGATGCAGGAAACCCTTGAGCAACGTGGCGGCACCGTCAAGGATGTCGTCAGGAAGCTTAAAGGCCAGCCTGGGCTGAATGCAGCAATCGTGAACCCTAGGAACTTTACTGGCGAGGCTCCTAAGGATGTTCTACGTGCGATCAATCAGGCGATCGATTCCGCGCGCCTACCGACGTACAGTGAACAAATCTCGATGCCGAAGAGAGTGGAAAAGACTGTTGAGATTAGAGCCATGTCTGGCCAGGGCTCAGGTGAGGTGGGGGAAGAACTCGGAACCCTAACCTTTACTGCGAAGGTGCCAGTGGTCCGGAGCTGGGGCGAAGCTCCGGAACCATATCGACCACATTACTATCGAGGCGCACCTGATGTCATGTTCTTCAATGTCCTATTGACACAGATAGAGGCAACGAAGGACACATCATTGTCTCGCTTGCTCATGGAGGCGCGAAACAAGTTGGCCACGAGAAGTAATGAGGTCACGTACAACAACGGAACCCCAAAAGGACAGGTTGCTCGCATGAACAAGGTCTGGATTGTACATGAGAAGACCAAGAATTCCGCCGCTGGAAATAGCGCTGATCTTCTGTTCAAGCACATGGAGAGATCACTCAGATACAAGCACACGGCTATGGACCTTCGCTGCTTTGCAGAGAATGACTATAACTGGCCCTTGGATGTGACTGGTTTCATCAATCTTGGACTGATTTACGGAACGCCATTCCACGGTGTAACTCTAGGTAGCGACGCTGGGCCCGCTTGGGGTGCTAGGATCAAGAGGAGGGATTCATGGGCTTTCGACCCGGAGTTGGCACAGGAAGTGTTAGAATTGACATTATCACCGGATCAACTAGAGAAAGCCCAGTGGATGAGGATCGTGTGGGTTAAACCCAAGGCAGAGCCTTATGAAAGGACTGATTGGGACAACAAGACGCGAAACATCTACGTTTGGACCTCGTTCGTGATGCTACCAGCACAGTTGTTGTTTCGGAGAGCCATCCAGGCTTTAGAAACTTGCCAGGACAACAATGAGTCGGTCAACATGATCGGTTTTAAATTCACTGGGGGGAGGTTCCATGAATTTATGCTGAACATGGCGAACTTAGATACCCGTTATTGGGTTTTCTCCGACAATTGTTTTGTTTGGGTGAGGGGCTATGGGTGGTTCTCCCTCGACGGCGTCAAGATGGAGGGTAGTGTAAGCAAAGGAGCTGTTGATGCAGTGGTTGACTTTGTCCTCAAGTTTTGGGAGAAACTTGGAGAGAAGAACCCACTAACTTGGCAGCGATATCGTGATTATGCTAAAGCCATCTTCGCTCGAATTATCGTCAATGCTGTTGGCCAGTTTGGCAATCAGCAGATGCCGATTCCAGGACTCCCATCGGGAGCCATCGGCACACCACTTTTCAACCAATGCAAAATGATGCCTCCAGCCGAAGTGCTGGTGAAGTTGATATCATTGAAACCCTCAATGAAACATAAGAATCAAGACCCATTTACACAGGCTTCCACAGTGCTGCCATTGGATGGCAAGACTTTGCCAGCGTTGCAAAAGATCTTCCTCAAGTTTGGTGTGGACATTGAGGTTACACAAGCAACTCCCAGTCAGTGGTTCAAGTCAGCATATGACAAGCCTGGTCTCTTGGTTCCCATGGATCTTCTCGGTTTTGACGTTGTGGTGTTTGAAGATTTTGGAGTGAAAATATTTGTGCCTGTTCTGGCACGCAAAAGACTGGAGACGGCCTTATGCCTAGTGAAGCGGAATGCTGACGCTAAGGGACTGGCCACACAGTACGAGGCATTTGCCACCGCCCTAGGGGCTCCTAAAAGCAAGGAGGCGGCTACATCGGCAATCCTCAGGAGCTCATTGTTGACAGGGAAGACGCAGAAGGAGCAAGAGGAGATGGTTGCGGCTCTGCATGCGGCTGTCCTGGAGCTTGGTAAAATGAGTCAACTTTGGGTGTTCGGGGCATGGGCTCACCCTGACCTGAACGCAGCGGTTCTAACCTATATCAGACAGTTGCGAATCTTTATCATGTCCCACGCGGAAAACCCATTAGACATAGTGATCCTATTTGATGTCTACGAAAAGTACACGGAGGACGATCTGCCGGACGTGATGGCTGACGAGAAACTTCAGGTGTTTAGAGTTTCAAGTTATCCAACGAGGTGGATGATATTGGATTTGTTTGGTACGGAAGCTCAAAAGAAGAAGGCACACGATTGGGTGCTAGCTAACCAAGGTAATGTTCCAGCAGACCAACTGGTGGAAATGATGCCTTTGGAGGTGTTAGTAAAGTTTGGCCTTGGAGATCGAGTAACAGAATCGCTAACCCCTGCTATGCAGGACGAAATTCAAATCGCTTTGGGTGCAGTTGCTAGGCCGGTGGTAAACCCGGAGGACATTCTCCTGAATAAGGACTTTGTCAAGCAAAAGCACGCAGCTTCAAAGAAGCTTCAGAAGCTGGAGGGTCAAACGGCCAAAGAGATTAAGAAGAACAAGCCTCTGCCAAAGCCAGGGGCGGAAAAGAACCCCATGAAGCAGTTCCACCCACCGCAGGCGGAACGGGGTGCCTGGGTTGATTCTAAGGTATCGCCCACGTTGATGGCTCAATTAGCTGCATTTCCAAAGAATGTGTCATTCTTCTGGCCATCTCAGTCTTCCAAACACCCGTTGTCCTGGGTTAAGCACAAGCTTGCAGAAGCTTTAATTAGCCGGGTACCCAAAGACGAGGCGGAGGGCGGGGTCGAAGCTTATCACATAGCAAGAAAGACAGTTGAGGCAGCGTTTACGGAGGGCGGGCCAACGAGGATCAAGGCTCGCTTGGTGATTGATCCAAAGGAAGCAGGGAAGAGAGGGAAAGTACCTGCCGAACTATTGGCTCAAACCAAAGAACCTTGGACGACCGTCGTGATCGACTATGCTACGAAGCATCCAGAGCTTCAGATAGTGTGGTCGGGGCGAAAAGGAGTCCAATAAATTTTGGGGCAGCGAAAGCTGG